TGACGCTTTGAGAGTTGTCGGATCCGTGACTTGGTTGACCGGTAATCGCTTCTGCCGGCTGTTGTTTTGCACCGTGATGCCGGCTCTTGGGTTCTCATCGAGGAAACGGATGAGTTCGACCAGCGCATCGTGGCATGCTTTTGCATCTTTGATACTGTTGAGGCAGTGGTAAATGCCGTTGACGCGGAGGAAACCAGACAGCACGACAGTTTTGCCCGTTTGAGGCGATTTGTATGAGATCATGAAACAGTTTCCTCGGTTCTCGGATCACGCTCGATCCATTCCTCCATTTCAAGATCTCGGGCCATCGGAGGAAATGGGTTATCTGTCGTATTTATCGGCGATTCAGGGTCTAAAAGTTTGTTGTACTTCAAGATGATATTCCAAAATTGGCGAGGAGTTACGGCTCCCGTCGGTGATGCCGATGAAGAATGTGATACCTCTTCAGCGCACGCCTGTACAATGATCAGCGCTTCAGACCAGCCCTTGTGTATGGCTTCGTAGTCTTCTTGGCTTAAGCGAGATGCTCGGTCTCCTTCCAGCACGACAATATTGGATATGAGCACTTTCCATTCGAATACTCTGTTGAACGTGAACGTTTCGCCGTTCTCGTCTGAATTCGTCGGCTGTACTTTGCCCTCATCTACCTGCTTCAAGCTATACACGAGATCGCGATACATCGTATGCATATAGTGCTTGAATGGCATAATCTTGAGCGTGTCGAGAGTGATGCATGAGCCGACGCCGTTCACGATGTAATACGTTCGAGATCGCGCTTCCTGAATATCGACGAGCGAGCGGATATACGCTTCCTTTGAACCAAGGCGCATTTGCCGCTCTTGGAATTCATTGATGAGCTGCCGGCGAATAGTCGTATCAGGTATGGCAGCAATCCCGCGGTAGAATCGATCTTGCCAGATGTTGCCGCCGATTGCCAGGGCATGAGCCGTTAGCATGATCGAATGGGCTTGGAAGTACAGCCACGTCAGCGTTGAGAAGATGGTGTACACGATTGGGTTGCGAATCGTGTTCGAGTATCGAGCGAGTTTTCGCCCGATGCGGAAACCAAACGGCGCGCTGGCTTCAAACATGTCGTTGATTTGATCGTTCACGACTTGTACTTGTGCTCCTTATCTTCAAGCTCGGTCGAGTTGAGTTCGGTGTCGGCGCTCTCATCCATCATCTTTGAGATGTGGGTGAGTACCGCGATTGCGTCTTTAACACGTTGGCGCGATGTTTTGTCGTTCATGTTCCATACCGTTACATTCAAGTCCAGCAGCGGTTTTTGGCGGCGAGAGCTGAGTCGGGTATGGCAGAATAGCGTTCGTGTTATACTGTTGCGCCATGTGTCGCGTAAACCAACTTGCGTCGGACGGGTAAATCAAGTCATTCCGGAATGGAACACTTACCTGCTGTGGAGAATCGGCGAGGTTACTCTTCCACGTCATGGACTTATCGTCGAAGAAGTTGTGACCGACCAGCGTTTTGGGTATTTCTTGCACCGGTTCTTCCTGCCGAGCAGCTGCGTCTGGCATGTCCGGCATGTCAGAAGAAGGCCGTGATTGCCCTGGTTTTGGATCTAGTGTCATAGTTTACCTATGTCCTCCGTCACGTATGGATTTGTTGAGTGTGATACGAGCTTCTTCCAACTCTTTGTCTCGCGCGACGGACGCTTTGAATGTGCTGATTATATTGTTGACTGTCCATGTAGAGATGTCATACAACGTCGCTAGCTCTTTGACCGTGTACTGCTTGGCCTTGTATGCGTTCCATAGTTCCAGGCGTTGGGGGATCTTTGAGAAAGACTTTCTTCTTCTTAACAGGCGTCGTGACCTTGCTAAAGTCGATAGGAATTGTCGACTTATCCGGTTGAATATGCTGAGTATGTTTTTCAACTGTCGGCGCCATTTGGCTACATTGGAGTTTAAGTTTTGACAATTCTTCCGGTGACAGAGTGCTCATCCGTCGCAGTTGTAATCCTGAAAGCAAGAGTGAAAAGTCGATGGGCGAAGGTGACTGCTCTTCACCGAACAATGTGTCCGTGATGTCCTGAACTTCGGCAGTAAGTTCGTAGAGTTGGCGCTGAATTTGACGCAGGCGAGCCTGAATGCCAGGACGTTTGGATTGCGTTTGTTGTTGATTGGTTTCCATTGCGGGATATAAGATGCGCATTGCCTTTCCGTAGATTTTACGATAACATCAATGAATATACCCTGTCTGGCAAGTTTTGTACACTGCTTTATAGATTTTGCTGAGAATTTATGGGAACTTGAGCACCAGCGGTGCCGGCCAACTAGGTGTTTTACTAGGTGTTACGGGGAGGGAGGGGTAGGGTTACACGTGTGCGCGGAAAGCTCCGGGGAATCCGGGAAAATTTTTGGACTACACCCTGACAAAAGGGTATTTTGGGAAGTTGCTTGAAAAGACCGGGAGTCAATAATTTTTTAGGGGAGGAGGGGTTCCCCATAAACCGTAATAAATTACAACCATTTAATACATGGCCGTTATACACATCGTATTACGAAATCGTAATACGCACATGTAACACACTCCTGTAACACAAGACGTTATTACGAAATCGTAATACGACTCGTATTAACCGTAGTAAAAACCATCCTGTATATATGGTAGGTAAATACCTCGCGTATATACTCCTCGTTGTTACGGCTCGTTAATACGACCCGTATATACGGCTTGTGTATATCTCTCATATATACGTGTTGTATATACAACTTGTTGTTTATTACGATAAATAACCTCTTGTGTAACAAACGGACTAACACAACTTGTTATTACACGCGTGTAACACAGCTTGTGTATATCGTACGTGTATATCTCCTATATATACGACACGTATATACAATTCGTAAAAACAATCCATATATATCAAAACCCATTACGAAATCGTAATACGATGCGTATATACCGCTCGTATATATCGATCGTGTATATGAAACAGTATTACCTCGCATATATACCACTTGTGAAAATGCGTCGTAAAAAACGCTCGGTATATATCACGTGTAGTTTATCGCGGTTAATACGACCCGTATATATGGATCGTGTAACGCGTCCATATACACAAACCCGTAACACAACCCATATATACGGATCATATTACAGAATCGTAATACGCGTCGTATATATCGCGAGTTTACACGATCGGTATATATACCTCGTATAAATCGAGATAAATTCAAAAAATGTACGCGCTCGAATCAAAACCGCGAGATAGAATATACAATAAAAATATCGCGCGTCGTACGCGTCTCGTGACGCGCGTGATATATATTTCGCGGTTTATTACAATAAATACGAAATTGAAACAATATCGAAAAAGCCGTTAACAATATATAGTAAAAACGAATCGTAATATACAAAATGAATTTATCGCGATAAATAACAACACATATACACAACACATGTGTAAAACGAAATTGATTTTATCGCGATAAAATACGATCGGTATATACACGCGTGTGTTATACGCAATGTAACACATATATGATTTACAAACCGTAAAACATATATATATTATACCACGATTTACACAAAATGTATATATCCCTCATTATTTCATTTATTGCGATAAAATCAATCTTGAAACACAGACTAGTATATACCAGATGTGTAACAAGAAAGAATCATGGCTTGTGTAACAACTAGGTGTTTCGTTCGCGTAATACAACTCGTATTACGAAAGTGAAATACGCGCGCGAAACACATCTCGTATAACTGATAGTTGTTAATATATATCATATACAAATGATAGTTTATATCGATTAAAGTCTCGCGGTCGTACAACGCGCGATGAAAATCAATTAATATTTATACTCACGAATATGAAATCATCTCGTACGCGGTTCGTAGCGCGCGTATGATATATTCTTGTGAATTGAATTCGAATTCATATATAAAATTCATCTCGATCGAAATAAATAACAAATTGTATTAATTGTAATAAAATATCGAAAATAATTTGAAAATAATTTCAAAAACTATATCTTTTTTCTGCAGTTCGAGGTATAATATATACATAATCAACAATAAAGTTGATTAAATGAACATGGAGAAAATCAAATGCCACGAATGACACTAGAAGAATTTCGCGCGACAGGTGTGGAAAAACTCGCGCATGTATCGGACACCGATATACTCGACAACCTCGGCTGCATGCCAGGTACGAAAGTTCGAGTGTACGAGGGCGGACTGTGTCTCGAGGTGTACGATAACGGGACTTTCGGTACCACAGTTTGCAACGAATCGTACGAGGGTACTTTGAAGGAAATCGAGGCCGAGTTGTACAGCTGGTACATCGAGGAATACTGCGACTAATCCGACTGATGATGCGCGGCTGGTTACCGCGCGAAACCGCAGCGATGCGGTCTCGGAAAACCATTCCGAATGGTAAACGAAAATAAAACGAAAATAAAACGAAAATAAATTCAAAAACTGTATCTATTTTCGTCAAAACGTGCTATAATAACACAATGAACAATAAAGTTCATTAAGTTCACAAGGAGAAGACAATGACACTCGGAGAACTGATCGCGAAGTTAACTGAACTTAAAGAAAAACACGGAAACGTGAATGTCGTTACGTTCAACGAAGACCGCGATCATTGGGATACGCCTTGCGTCGCGATCGAAGATTTCGAACCGGACACTGTCGAAGAATTCGAACTTCCCGGCGAAACACTTCTCGTAATCTCACCCTAGCCACCTGACGAGTGCCGAATGACTATCGGCCGAAACGCGGTGAAAACCGCGTAGTGGTAAGTCCACGGTCTAAAGGAGAATACGATGGATCCATGCGTAATCGCCCAGCGGTTAGCCGCGAAGAACAAGAGCACATTTTTTACGGTACGCATTCGACGCGAGGCCGCTAAACGTGCCGCATTTCGAAGCGAAAATATCGAGAAGGAATCGACCTTCCAGGGCATGACGAACATCGACTACGCCAATCGCTCGCCGGTTCGTGAAGCGGTTGCCGCAGGACTTCGCGACGCGCCGCAAACGCCAAGCTGGGTCGAACGATGCGAATACATCGAGGATACGCGCTTCTGGATCAAAGGCGATCAGTGGTACTTCCCGATGGTCTTCATTAAGACGCTGGATTGCTGCTGGTGGCGCAACGAACAGCCTACAGAATTCGAAACGGTCAAGCCGATGCTTCTCGCATCTGAATACGCCGAACGCCCTACGAAAGACGAGATTGAGGACAAGGGCCAAGCGCAATTCGTCGGGATCAAGGTACAGAACATTTTAGAACTACACTAGAAAGGAGGCATCGCCTAACCGCCACGTTTTTACGTGGCGGTTTTTATTTGTGTTGTTTATCGCGATAAAAAACTCGCGCTCGTATGGCGCGGCGTGATGCGCGAATGTATTGATACACATTGGGTGAAAACCGCTCTGAGAAGCCATTCTGGCGCCTCGAATTTAGTTAAAAATCATCAAATAATTGAAAATATTTTCAAAAAACATTAAAAAAGGGTGTACTTTTCCGGCACCCCGAGGTATAATAATAACATAATCAACTACAAAATGTTAATTAAAACCGAAAGGGGCAACGAGAATGCCTGTTTCACGAACGCGTTGGGAACAAACGTCGGTCGGCGTGTGGACTTCAAGAATTAACGACCGACGCGTACGGATTTACCGAAACGGTAATCGGTTCGACGTTGTAATATCGTACCTCGGACTGTCGCGTCTAGCGGCTAGCCGGAATACGATAGAACGCGCAAAGAATTCTGCATCGTATTACGCGAACCACCTCGACGAGATGCCGATGCGCGTATGGGCCGGTCAACCGAGACCCGAAACGCCAGCGCCGTCTGTAGCAACGCCAACGATAACGGAAATCGACATCCGCACGTTGAACCCGGTAACCGTAACTGCGGTACCTGTACCGGTTGCAGCGACGATGATCGGACGAGGCGAATATTCCAATCGTACGTTCGGCGTTGAAATCGAGATGACGTATTGCACAATGACGCGAGATCGCCTCGCGCAGCTGCTGACCGCGAACGGAATTCCTACGTCGCGAGAAGAATACAATCACCAGACGCGTCTGCATTGGAAACTGATTTCAGACGCGACCGTGAACTTCGGTGAACTGGTAAGTCCTGTCCTGTCAGGTCAAGACGGACGGGATCAAATCCGGCGCGTTTGCGCAACGTTGAACGAAAACGATTGCCGCGTTGATCGATCCGCTGGTCTTCACGTTCATTTTGGTGCACGAGACATCGCGTTCGAGGACATTCGCCGTTTCGCGAAGAATTTCGTCGCAGTACAAGACGTAATCGATTTGTTGATCGCGCGAAGTCGACGAGGCAACCATTCGTATGCACGGCGAAACCGACTGGTGAACCATTACAATAGTCAGCAGACAGTTGACAACGCGAGGAACATGGGCGAACTTGCGAACGTAGTTCAAGACGGACGATACGCGAAGTTGAACCTCCACGCATTCTCGACGCATGGTACGGTTGAAATTCGATGCCATCAAGGTACAACGAACGCGAAGAAAATCGTGACGTGGATTAACTTCATCGATCGGTTGATGACCGCCTCGTTCCAAGGGCTGGAGATACCGCAAGACAAGTACGCACCACTGCTGATCGCGTCGAACGAAAATGCGCTGCGCGTGTTGTGTTTCGAAATCGGATGCAGCGACACGCTAACACGAGAACTGGTCGAGACCGCCCGCCGCGTAGGAAGTTTCGCACGATCGCGGCGGGTGCGTTCTTAATATTCGTAGCGGCACTGCGGATTGCCTCCGCAGCCGCCTCACTGCTAATCAACGGGAGAATTAAGTGAAAGTCAAGACACTAGACGGCGAAGTAATCGAAGGTTCCAACATCAACAACCTCGTGAACCACATGCACACGATTTCGCGATCGCCATGCAAGAACGTACACGAATTCATGACCGAATTCAGCGAGAGGGCAAAGTACTTCTTCCCGAATAGCAGTATTCGGACCGACACGGCCACGAACTTCATCGAGGATTGCTTGAATTGTGGCATCTTGAAGCCGGTAGATGAGGTGACAAAATGATTACGTTTACGTCACGACCTTACACCCTGCTGTATCCAAACAGCAACATGAAGATGACGCTGGAGGGCGGCCGGATCGGCATCCTGAATTGCGTAGACTTCTACGATGAGCGACACGGCAACAAGACCAAGAGGTCGTATGTCAACGTATCGTACAGTAGTGCGTTGATAAATGGACATACACTCACGCGGAAAACGGCAAGGCCGTGGGTTACCGCAGCACTGAACATTATTGGCGAAGTACCGAACCGATTCCACTTCAACCAAAAAGCAGGATGCGCCTGTGGCTGTAGTCCTGGCTACATTATCGAAGCAAAGGCGCCGTGGTATCTTGACCTGGCAGTCTATGCTGATGAGGCAGACTATCAAGAAAGTGTGAAGCTGCAGCGGCAGCGCAAGATGCAAAGGCGCATTACTGATATCGACCGTGAAATGGCCGTACTCAATGAAAGATTAGCGGCCACATCAAACCAACTTGCAGAACTTCGCCGCGAAAAGACAGACCTTGAAATGCAACTGAATGCAGGAGAATACTGATGGAATTCTACCTATACGTACAAACGATCAACGCGTCGCACTACAGACGAGAAGCGAATAAGTACGACTATATCACAATCATCGAAGCACGTAGCGCTGCAGACGCGAACACCAAAGCAATTGAACTTGGCATGTGGTTTGGGCGTAATGAAGCTCGCGATTGTCCGCGCACCGAATGTTGCCATGATCGCTGGTCGCAAGTCTCATCTGGACAGGGCACAGGCGTACCGGCTATTCAGGGACTTACTGTACAAGCATGGATACGTCAGCAAGAAGAACGAGGTACTTGCCGATTTAATGATGGTGAGAAGATCATCGTGCACTACCTCAACGGCAATATCGAGGTCTACTTCAAAGGAACAGCTTGATGTATTTCTTTACTTATGAACAACCAAAAGATAATGTGGTACGGATACCGAACAAGATAGATCGGTACACGATCATCGAAGCTGTTACAGCTTCGAATGCAAACGCCAAGGCAAGATCGCTTGGCCTGACGCTTCACGAACACAGAACAAAAGGCGCAGTGGAACTTAATGACTTGTTTGATGGTGACGAGCAGCCGTTGGTTCACATGGTATCTCTGGAGTACTTCTCGGAGTATCTGTATCCAGAACATTCGTCGAATATTGAGTACAGGCGCGAATACATGAGGCGCGAGGACAAGATCATCATACACTACGCTGACGGACGAATCAACATCTACAAGAGGACAGACTGATGCAAACGGCACAACTTACACTGCAATTCGAACCAGAACGGCGCCTGAATGGCCATATGGCTGCGGGACGGTACACAGTAGTAACTGAAGATGGTCATCGCACTTACAAGATCGATGATGTCACCGAAGGTTCGTTCCGCGGCAAAACTATCGTGTCGGTCCTGATTGGACCGGACAACACTCGAAACTATCTCGGCATAGGTTTTCTCAATCGCCAAACTGCCGAACTGTATGTGTGGTCACGCCATCGTGGCACAAAGCATGGTGTGCGATCACGCTATGATCTCGGCGTAATCATGCGAACCGAAGAAGAAAGCAGGTTGAACTACGCATTAAAGTCCGGTCGCTGTGCCCGATGCGGTCGCGAGCTGACTGTGCCTGCATCAATTCATCGAGGTCTCGGACCTGAGTGCGCTAAAAGAATTTGAAAAATAATTCTAAAAATATCAAAAATTGTATCTATTTTTGGCGATATGTGCTATAATAAACCATAATCAACTACAACAACCGCATCGAAACAGGAGAAACGCAAATGCCAATGACATTCAAACAATTCACCAAAACCGCCGAGATGCGCGTCTTGCTCGATGGCCGTGATGACGAAATCATGAAAGAATCGGAATTGTCGCAGGGCGACGTGGTTCGCATCTACCACACCGAAGATGATCCAGTCAACGATTACTACATGGCCTTCAACACTGAGAACGGTAAGTGGTGGTTTCGAAGCGATTCTGATTTCGAAGGTGACTTTATCGAGTGTGAAAAGGCGCTATACGAACTGTGGAAAGCGAATAGCTGATGCTTTATACTCGAGCGGTTGCTTACCGAACTGTGAAATACGTGTGCGACATCATCGTAGAGGGAGAGACGGAAGACGAAATACAAGAAAAGTGCGACCGTCTCGCACCCGGTGACTATTGCATCGACTCCGAAGACGTTTCAGAGGAGATGATGCTAATTGACACATTCCTTGATGTAGAAGGAGGACCTGTAGACTGCAACGAGAAAGTTATACTGCCAGTGTGGTGGTAATCACCACTCAGCTTTCGCCGCCAACTGCTTAATCAACTGCGGATACCGATTGCGTATCATAATCGCTTCGGTCATTGCCACTACCCAATCGTCCATGCGTGAGTCGCTCATCTGAGCGGCTCCGCTGGCGCCATCGTTCTTCATCTTCATCCCACCACCGTTCATTTTCATCTGGTTTAGAGACGTCATGCCTTGAGCCTTCATGTCGTTGGCTCGCTCTTGTGCCTCTTGCTGAGCTTTCTGCTCTTCGTCCAGCATCTTCTCTTCTTCAGCGCTGATCGGCGGCCAACCCAGTTGGTCACGAATGACACGGCTGCGAGACGGCAGGTTGCCGATGTTATGCAGAATGCTGAGCACATTCGCCATGACTGAGATGTCGCTGTTATTCTGCTTACGCAGCCTCAGCCGCGGCATAATCTTGAGCGCCTTGTCGCCATAGTTGTAGCGCACAAAACGGTGAATGAGCTGCTGGTTATACGCATTTTCAACAGCGATGCTCATTGCATCGTAAATTGTTGAGCCTACTTGTCCATGCTCTTTGGCTCCGGCTGACGTTGAACCGTGCTCTCCTTCACCTGTTGACAAGATGTTAGAGTGAATTACCAATGAGATCTGCCGTGCATCGTACTCTGCAGCTTCTTTCATTGCTTGAAACACGCCTGTCGGAGCTTCGAGTGGCTCAACGTCTACATTGTTTGGCACTACAACGTTAGCGCCTTGCCGGATGTTTGAAGCTGCTTTGTTTGCCAGCTGCATGCTGCTGGGATCTGCCGCAGGGTATTTGAGCAATAGCACCGGTGCGCCCCATCGCTCCAATGCTATTGCCCAAAACTTGAGGTTGTTATCCAACCTGAACCAGTGCTTATAAGACGCACGCCAATCACCAACACCATGTGGATCGTTGCGCTGCATGGCGTGAGTGTACCACACCATCTTCTCCATCGGCACGTCGAACTGGTAGCCATAAGCCGGCGTATAGCTGGTGGCATTGATGACTTCCAGTGTATCAGGATCAACATCAAATGCCATCTGCTCATTTGGTTTATCCCAAATGCCACGAAAACCGTGCATGCCGGCAATATCACCGTCGTCAAAGTAGCGCCAGACTATTTCAGCGAAGCGATTGCCGGTCCAGGCGCCCATCATTGATGCAAAAAGGATATTGCGGAAGTCTTGTGGTAAGTCGGTGACGGGGTTGCGGATGTTGTTGAGAGCGTACGATACGGCGTCGGCGATATGCTGAGCGTCTTCCGCTCCAGGCTTCGTGTGGTCCATGACAGCCGATTCTATGACCCAACCATCTTGGAGTACGTTATAGCGCTTAAGATCAAATATGGCGCGACATGACGACATATTGAGCATGTTCTCAACGAATGGATAACCACGCTGAGCAAGAATAGTGTCAGTGGAGAAAGTAGGATAGCGGAACGACCAAGAGTAGATGCCATCGTAAGCAGGTACGACAGGGTTGTCCATCTGCCAGCCCTGCATAATGGCAGGCACAGCAGGCGGCACAGGCGTATTGCCCAACGTCACTGCGTTGTTCGATTCATCTAGTCGTTGCGGCACGTTTCACCTTGTCCGTATCTTTTTAACGGTGGGCCCGTATCTTTTTTATACAAGCCCTTGCACCTAGTTCAACCACGGTGTCAAATCGTCACTGCCTTCGAAGCTGCTTACTGAGAGGCCGGGAGTCCAGCCGTCCATCACCGGCACCTCACTGGTAGACGCCACTGTCTCCTCGTAATCACCGGATGCGCCGAGCATCACGTCCGTCAGCATCCACACGAGTGCGTCCATCCTGTTTGGTGAGTCCATTCTTGCCTTCGGCCGATAGGACGTCATCTCTTGCTCGAGGTATGGAAAGTGACCGCAGTGATGTATTCTACCATCTGCGTACAGCTTTTGTACCGGCTCCGCGCGAGTTAATTTACCGCGGCTGGCGAAAATGAGCTTGCAGCTTGGAGCACCTTGCACAGTTGAGATCGTTATTTGGACCATCTCACCGCCATTATTGTTCTCAGCGACTATCGAATCTGCTCGCCATTTGTGATACGCAGACACCGCTGCATTAGCCCACTCGTGAGGACCTCCACCAATCGTGCAATCTTCCAGCACAAAGCCATGCAGCTTATGACCCACCATTGCACAGCCACCAACCACAACACCTGCTTCATCACCGCCGGCCGATGCGTTAGGATCGACGCCAACAACAATGCGAACCAGCTGAGGAACAGCACCACGCCACCTCGTCGCATCAATTTGCTCCTTTTTCCATAAGCCACCTTCTGTGTCGTCAACATCGTGTTGCGATTCGCGAAGAAAAGCCGGCAAACCCCACTCGTTGATCTGGTCTTCGCAAATACGGAGGTTCTGGCCCTCCCATGTGGGCCACCCACCTGTTACATAGAACCTGTGCTGCTTCGTCTCATCAGAGTATCGCCACTCTGTTTGGAGATCGATAACAGCTGGCTCGTTGGTAGGCATCTCCCTGTCATAAAGGAAGTCAGCTCTGCCATCCACCAATCTGCCCATGATACCGTCACGAGTCAGTTTATTCTGCAAGAACAGTACGGCGCAGTCGCTGCTGCCAGCAGGAAGGAGCGATTGAGTGATGATGCGGATCTTCTTCTGCACCGTCTCATCAGTATCGTCTCGCTCATCGAAGTCGTCAAAGATCATCAAGTCAGGGCGATACTGGTCCAGTTTGATTCCACGAGCGGCAACGTCTAACCCGAGTGCTGCAACATTAAACCCATTTTCGGTTCGCAGGCGTTTGTGTGACCATCCCAGCGAAGCTCCGTACTTTGAGATGCCTCGCCGTACTCCGATACGGCCAAACAGCGAAGAGATGTGCGTGACGTGGTCTTCAGCCTGAAACTGTGTTGAGCAGATGTACAGCACGAAGCGCCTTGACAGCTTCGCGCCGACGCGTGCAATTCCCATTTCTGCCGTAGAGGATTTGGCACCACCTCGAGGCCAGTTCTCAACTCGAGCTCTTGGCTTTCGCCCTCGCTCAAGAGAATCGAACCAACCCCACAGCCTTTCGTGGCGTTCGGCGAACGGTGCAGTGGTAACCTGAGGAAAGAAGCGTTCTGCCCACGGCAGCCAATCCATACTACTGGACTCTAGGGCGTATCCGTGCTCACCCTCATCGTTATCTGGATCAAGACCATCAATTAGGGTTTGAAGTAATAAGTCCTCTAAGGTCCCTGACGCATTCTCTAAGCTGCTCTCTATCTGTGACATGCTTCCTCACAATTTCGATCACTTCTGACACCAAGTTCATTGCGTTCTCAGCTGTAATGAACTGCTTAAGAGCAACCAGGCGCTTTGTCTCAGTTTCGCTCAGCTTCCGGCGTATTTCAATTGCTTGCTGCAAGTCGTAAACAGCACTCGCGCGCACGTTACCTGTCGCAATCATTGTCAAAATATTGGCAAGCAGCTCTTGAGATCTTAGCACGTCATTGCGATTCCACACTCTTTGGAACTCATTAGCTTGACGCTGTAGCTCTGCCCATGTGCCACGACTCTCACCTGTGCCCGTGGCCATCATTAGTTCCTGGATCTTAGTTTCCATCAAAGCCAGGTCTCGGCGTAGGTTCAGCAGTTCTGGATCGTTGATCGCCCGTTCGTAGCGGTCCGCAACGTCGGTATCCATGTACCGCATGCGCTCTCCGTCTTCACGATTGGGTATTACAGGCTGAGGAGGCGGATCAGGCTCATAATCAGGAGGCCTGCCGACGTGGATTAGCTGCGAGCCAGGTTCAGCAGGCTGAGGCGGAGGTGGTGCGCCGAAAACAATACGCACAGGCTCGACTTCTGAAGATTGAGGAGGCGTCGGCACATCGTCGAACGACAGCAGGCTGCCTCCTCGAGAGTTCACAAGTTCTTCTTCATCAAGCTCTTCTTGCGACGGCACGCTAATTCTTGGAAAAGAGGGTACTCGGCTCATGAGTTGATTATAACACGGTTTCACCTTGTTTCTTTTTGCGGCTTGATCGGCACTTGCGCAACGTGTACGTTTCTATTGATATAGCCCGCTTGTTGCGATTAGCCAACCTTTCTTTCATGCTGAGCCAATCGTCGTGGTCTGCCTTTAAACAGATGTCATCGAATACCAGCATTCCGCCGTACAGGCGCGTTACTACCGGCTGCAGCATCTCGTGGATCTTACGTGTGAACATGATCTTCGTGCACAGCGGCTCTTTTCGCTGGCTACACCACTCTTGAAAGCATTCGTACATGCGATCGCTCGAGCACATCGCGTACTCGATTCTGTAGATTTGCGTGCCAACAAACTGAGACAACGACTCGGTGGGGTCGATACGGACGGGGATTGGCTTCTTGTCTTTGACTCCTGGCTGAGCCTTTTCGACCCACTCATAACCGCTCAAATGAGCTCCCCGATAGTACTTTATTTCATACCCGGCTATCGCCAGAGCTCGACTCAATTCTACGCGAGAAAATCGCGGAAAACCTTCCTCGTAGACGAGAAGGTTAATACGTATTAACAAGTCCGAAAATTCGAGCCGATACATCTCGTTTTTGACGCATTTCCGGTCCATGAACATTGCGACGAGAGCTGCTCTTGGGTTGCCATCTTCCTGGATATTTCCTATTGATTTTGGATAATATTCGCTCAAACTTTTTCTCCTTTCGCGTACATCTTAAATGCATTATAGCACACATTTCAAATATTATGCTCGCCCCTAACTTGAAAGACAATTTTTCGCGATTCGTCGATAACTATTAACTGCTATTAGTTACTGTGTTCCATTCGTCAATAACTATTAAACGCATCTTCATTTGTGTGAGTTTTTCTCACAATCGCGCTCCTCTCCTGAGTTCCTACCGTTTTTTCAAGGAAAAAAATTATATAACAAATATCACCAATTAATACCAACTCCGAATCAAACATAACTCAGGGGAATTGGTGATGTTTAGAAGTATTCTTTTTGTGCAAATTTCTTTATTATTGTATAGGAGAAAAGATTGTGTTTAAAGTAAGTAGGTAGATTCTAATATTATACTTTGTTTCTTTATAAGTAATACTTTAATAAGATATAATATTTATGCATGATGTAGTTATGTAGGACACGAATTATGCATAAATATGCACAACAAACAAGTGTACAAAAGTGTAAAGTGACGAGTATCGTATGACGAGTGTTCGTTAAAGCGATGATGACCCGTGCATCGTCGCTTAAGACTAGACGTTAGTCCCGTCATTAGGCACGACACTCCACCGAGGGAGGCTCCAATTCCAAAACTGCGCGCTCAATATTTAGAAGTACTTTTCGCCACAATTTTCCCAAACATCAAACATTTTTACATAATTTTGCATAAAGTATGTACAAATACTGCAGCACAGGGTATAATACCACCATCGACATCACTCATATGCACACAAGGACAAACGCATCCTGAACCATATCCCATTCGCGCCACGTTAAACATACAGCGCAATACAGTGAAACCATGAAGTCTTTAGCACACATCCAGTTCGCCGCGCCGTACGCGTCAAAGTCGAACACAGTGAGACCAATCGCGCCAACGCGGCATCCAAGCCCTGTTAATCCGTCGCGAATATCAACAACAATGCACAAACCGGCATCGCCACAGCGAACCGCACAACGGTACCAATCGACACAATAGCAACCCAACATCGTTGTCATGTATATAAACAAGTTTATATACATGCACAACGCACACAATAGCGACCGAACATTAAACAAGGACTAACGACAATGTCACTAGAAAATAAACTACAGCCCGAACGCCGCAAACGAGTCGAAGCGTATTGCATGGCTTATCCTCTGGAAAGCCAGCAAAAGTATGCACTTAAAGTTCTCGACTGGTGCGACAACGGTGGGTCGAGTAATGGCGAGACGCAGCCAGAATTCAAAGAATTTAACTTAAGATGGACAGCCGCGAGCGATGTATTCGAAGAGGTCCAGCATCTTCATGACAGCATGACACGAATGTTTCAATAGGAGACGACAATGACAACCAACACTCGCATTACAGCGACGCCGCGCACCATCGCCAATCTCATGTCGATCGGCAGTCAGAAGGCACTACGCA